GCGGCAGCCTGGGCCTCGCCGGCGCTCTTCGCCGCCTGGCCGGCCTTGTGCTGCCCGTAGGCCTGCAGCCCGAAGCCGCCGATCGCCGTGCCGATCGCGAGCGCGGTCAGCGCAGCCATCTCAGCCCTCAGCCTTGTCGTAGAGCGACGTCGCCGCTTTGCCGGCCGGCGCCTCTTCGAGGCAGCAGTCGGTGATCTGCAGGCTGACGTTGCTCATGTCGCCGCCGTTCTTCGACTTGTTGCTGCTGATGCTGGTCACTTCCACCTTCGCGATCAGCAGCTTCGTGTCGCCGATCTCGAGGTCGTCGGCTTCGAGCCCGAGCTTCTCGAGCGCGTCTTCGTCGAGCGAGATCGACAGGCCATACGGATACATCGGGGCATCGGCCGCGATGCTGGCCGGCTCGCTCTTCTCTTCGACGCTCGAGCGGTCGACCTTCATGTTGACGAGCTTTGCCATCGGTCAGGCTCCTTATCGGGCGGTCGCGTTGATCGTGTAGGTCGCGCCGGTCGGGCCGCCGGCGATCAGCGTGACCTTCTCGCGCACGCGCAGCAAGTTGCCGAAGGGCCCGTGCCGCACGCTGCCGGCCGCGAGGGCTTCCTGCTGCGGCGCGCCGCCTTCGGTGATCGCCACGAGCGCCGCTGCGGCGGCCTGGGTTGCCGGCGCGATGCTGCCCGCGATGATGAACTTCTGCGACGAGAGCGCGGCGCCGAAGACGAAGAGGTTGCTCGACACGAGATCATCCCAGGTCACGCCGCCGTCGGTCGAATCCTGAATGAAGATCTGCACGCTGCCGGTCGCGAGGCCGGCGGCGGTGAAGTTGAGCAGGAAGACGAGATTTTCGTATTTGTCATCGCCGACGGGGATGTTGGCGTTTTTCGTGATCGTCCCGTTGACGATCTGCGCGACGGTCGGCGTCTGAATCACGATCTGCGGCACGGGGCTACCCTCCTAGCTCGGCGTTGGGAATGAGGGCGAGGATCGTCAGCGGCAGCGGCTTGGTCTGCCGGATGAAGATGCGCCCGTAAGGTGAGAAGGTGGTCGGCACGTTCACTTCGTATTGCCCGGTCTGGTTGCGCACGGCCGACTTCCAGGGCTCACTCGTCGGATCGTAAGCGACGAGCTGCGTGCTGTCAGGGCCGGCCGAGAAATACGGCGCGCTCTGGTCGATCAGCAGCGTGACGTTGTGCACGGCCTTCTGCTTGTCGCGCACCGGCTGCCCGGCGAGGTCGAGGTCGAGCGATTCGATCTCGGCGAAGCGAATCGGCAGCCCGATGTGCACGTTTGACCAGAGTGTCGGCGGCACCGTGGCCGGCGGCGTGATGACGCCGCCCGTGACCGTGAAGGCTGCCGCCTGGGCGCCCGCCGGATCGCCGTCGTAGACGACCGCGCCGTCGCCGAGCATCGCGACGATGCGCCCCTCGAGATGCCCCAGGCCCGCGAACGAGCTCGCCGGCGCGCCGCTGTAGCTCAGCCCGGCGTCGACGAAGAAGCTGTCGGCGTCGAAGAAGCCGGGCCGGATGACGCGCGACGCGAGCGATTCGATGTAGCGCACCGTGACGCCGCCGACCGTGCGGCTCACGAGGAAGTAAGCGACGTCGCGGCTGCCCTCGGGCACGACACAGACATCCTCGAAGAGCCCGTCGGTATCGTGCCGATGCCAGGCGAGCACTTGCTGCTCTCGGATGTAGGTCAGCCCGAGCAGCACGCCGTCGCTGCGCACGCCCCACACGATCGAGTCGGGCACCTGCGCGTAGTCGGTCGCGACGATGGTCTGCCCCTCGAAGAGATGCGTCGAGAAGATCGTGAGGTCCGCGCCGGCGAGGCCGAGGGCGACGCTTTGGTCGAAGGCGATCTCGCGCACGAGGTTGCCGCGCGCCTGGACGTAGACGATCGAGTTGCCGATCGCGACCGGCCGGCAGATCGTGCTGACGCCGTTGTAGGTCTCCTGCCGCGCGTTGACCGAGCTCGGCGTGATCGGTGTGTCGGTCCCGCCGCCGCCCGTGAAGCTCCACTCGCCGCCGTCGGTCAGCAGGATCAGCCCGGCCTTCAGACCGACCATCCAGCGGATCGGGTGATGGTTGTTGCCGGCCAGGCGGAAGCGCAGCGCGTCGTCGTCCTGCAGCGGCGTCGACGTGCCGAAGTTGCTTGGAAAGCCGGTCTTGCTGCCGTCGAGGCGATCAGGCTCGAGGAAGCTGTCGGCGAAGTAGCGGCGCTGCTGGTAGTTGGCCGCGCAGCTCGGGCGCTCGTTCACGTTCTGGAAGAGGTTGACCGCCGAGGGCGGCTGCGCGTTGAAGTCGGGCGGCGTGCCCGTGTCGTTGAACGTGGCCGCGCTCGTGTTGCCGATGAAGCCGAAGATGCCGTTGCCGTAAGGGTCGACGTAGACGTTGTAGCTGTCGACCGTCAGGCCCGCCGGCGGCGTCCAGGTGATGACGTTCGGCGCCGTGATGGTCGGCGCGAGGAAGCCCGTGACGGTCGTCGACGCGCTCTGCACGCTTTCTTCGAGCGACGGGTCGAGCAGCGTCGTGATGACGTAGATGCGATCGAGCTGCGTCGCGGTCTGCGCCTGCCAGTAGATCGCGTTGGGCGGCGCGAGGTTGATGTTGGCCTGGACGCAGGTGTATTTCGTGCCGGCGTTCACGACGATCGCGCCCGGCTGATAGTTCACCGTCGCGACCCAGGCCGGCACGACGTAGCCGCCCGTCGAGCCGGGCGCCGTCGGCGGCTGACTGACCGGCAGCGTCGTGACCGGCCGCAGGATCCACGTCGTCAGCGTGACGAAGACGAGCTCGCGCGGTGTGACGTTCGGGTCGGTCAGGGTGATGACGTTGCCGCTCTGGTTCCACTTCGGCAGTTGGCTCAGCGAATAGGGCGTCGGGATCTCGAGCAGGGCGCCGGGCATCGCATACCAGTTCGCCGACGGCGGCACGTCGTTCAGGTTCGCCGTGATGCAGTAGTAGTTGATGCCGCCGCTGACCACGATGTCGCCCGGCACGTAGTTGACGATCGCCGACCAGGCGCTCACGCCGGCGAGCGTGACGGGCACGCCGTTGTGAAAAAAGCGGAAGTAGCTCGAGCCCATCTCGATGAGCACCGAGAAGCCGGCCGTGCTCGAGACGAAGCGCATCAGGCGCGTGCCGGCGGTCGCCGTCTTCGCCGCCGCGACGAAGCGCAGCCCGGCCCGGTTCGACGCGCCGCCCTCGCGCCGCACGAAGAAGTTGTGACACGTGCGCAGGCCCGCGACGATCTTCGCGACGTCGGCCCGCGCGACAAGCACGGGCGCGATCTCGCCGGCCGAGAAGGTGCGCTGGATGATCGGGGTGCCCATCTACTGTCGCTTCCACGAGTCGACGTCGAACGGCCCGCTGTCGCGATCGTTGATCCAGCTCGCGTTGCCCTCGGGCGCCTGCTGCTGCTCCTGGCTCGCCGGCACTTCGGCGCTCTTGAAGACGTCGGTGAACTTCGCGAGGCAGAACTGCTGCCGCTTCTCGTCGCGTGAAAGCGAGGGCGCGAGCTCGGCGGCGAAGCGCCAGGCGAGGGCGTCGCGGAACATCGGATCGCCGAAGAAGGCCGGGCACGAGACGCGCGTCGTGAACTCGAGCACGAGCGGCACGTCGGTCGTCGTCGGGCTGTTGCAGAAGATCAGCGAGCCGAGCGTGTCGCTCCCGAGCCGGAACTCGATCGGCACCGGGTCGAAGCCGCGCCGCGCGTCGTTCTGCGGCACGATGCGCCGGGCCTTCAGAAACCGATTCGGCGCCCGGTAGCTGTATTGCCAGTCGGTGTTGACCGGCACGTCGGCCGTGCCGCCGACGAGCACGAGCGTCTCGTAGGCCGTCGCGAAGGGCCAGTCGAAGGCGCGCAGCGTCGCGTTGACGCACTCGAGCACGTGCTTGCGGGCCGTGACCGCTTCCTGCGTCTGGTCGGTCGCCAGGTTGTTGATGACCTTCGAGACGCCGATCCGGCTCAGCGCGATGTTGACCGCCTTGCGGGTGTAGAACTCGCACGCCTGGCCGCCGAGCAGCCCGTTGATGAGATGCGACGTGTCGCTCAGCACGGTCGTCAGATCGAGATCCGGCTCGCCCACGAGCGGCGCCGGCGGCACGACCGGGTTGAACGTCGACGGATCCGGCACTGGTCCCCAGGGCCCGTCGGCCGGCGCGTCCGCTTGCACCGGCGCGAAGACGCCATCGGGGCTGAAGCCGCCGTTGCCGAGCGTCGCGCTCCCGAAGAGCACGAGCATGTTGTAGTTGGTCAAGTTGACGTTGAGCAGCGCGCCGACCGAGATCGAGTCGATGCCGCCGCCCGTGATGCCCGTCGTGACGCTCGTGCCGTCGTAGCGGCTGCTCGTGTTCGTCGTGTGCGCGGCGTCGCGGTAGTAGCCGCCGGCGGCGTCGTCGCCCGTCGCGATCGCGAAGACCGGCCGCAGGCCGCTCGCCGGCGCGATGCTGATCGTGCGCGAGCCCGAGCCGTCGCCGGTCCACGAGAGGATCGCCATCACGCCCGGTTCGCCGACGGCGTTGTTGCCGTCGTGCCGGCGGAAGCACGAGTAGCAGAGGGTGAAGAAGCCGCCGAGCGCGTGCAGGTTCGCCTGCGACGTCAGCGTGCCGGCCGCGAGCGTGAGCGCGGCCGTGACCTTCGCGGCCGGGTCGAAGTGCGAGACCTCAGCGGCGCCGTTCTGCGGGCCCTTCAGCAGCCACGGGCCGACCGTCGTGCCGGCCCAGGTCTCGGGCGCGATGAAGACGAGCTCGGGGTTGAAGGTCGCGTTGACCAGCTTGTTGATGATCGTGGCGTCGGTGCTCTTGTAGTTCGCCTCGAAGTTGAGCAGGAACCGCCCGCCGGGATCGGCGATCGCGATGTAGTGATACGTGACGCCGGTCTGGTTGAACTGTGATTGCGCGCCGGTCAGCCGGATCCGGTAGCGCCACTGCTGCACGTCGGGCCCGCCGCCAGGGATGAACGTGCTGTCCTGGTCGACGTTCGGGATGTCGGTGCGCATGTTCTGCGCGCCCATCAGGTGCGGGCCCATCTGGACCGACGACCAGCGAGCGCCGCCCGTGTTTCCCGTGAGCGGCCGGATCAGCAGCCAGTGCACCGGCGCCACGAAGTTGAGATCCTGGGCCGTGCTGTTGCCCGCGTAGGTGCCGCTGAAGACCATGTAAGGCGAGTTGGGCGGGCTCAGCGAATCCTTCGCCCAGGGCGAGCGCGGATACGGCGCGTTGTGGATCCCCTTCCAGGCCGGGAAGGCGGGCGGCGTCGCCGGCAGATCGGCCGGCCGCTGATCCTCGAGGCGCAGCGCGACGGTGAGCTCGGCCTGCCCGAGCAGCCCGTAGATCTTGACCTGGTTCGCGTCGGCCGCCTTGACGAAGTGCAGCTTGCAGTTGGCCCAGGTCGGAAAGCCCGTCGTGCCGTCGACGGTGAAGAAGACCTCGTTGGGCCCCAGGCCGATCGTCTGGTCGATGGTCGCGGGCACGGTCGTCTTGCCGACGATCGAGAGTGCGCCGTCGGTGCCGGCGGCGCTCGAGGAATACATGCCGACTTCGACCGAGGCGCAGCCGAGCGCGCCGTCGCCGTTGATGACGAGATCGCTGTCGGTGTTGACCTCGAGGATGCTCGAGGGCGTCACGCTGTTGATTGACACGTTGACCGCTGTCGCCGTGCCGACGGTCGCCGGGTTCTGCAGCGGGATCGTGACGTCGCCCGGCCACGAGACGGCATCGTGCCCAGAGCCGAAGGTCGTCGGCCGCAGCAGCGCGATCTTCGTGCCGTGCATGAAGTCGGGCGACGTGAGGGTCTCGACGCCCGCGATGTTGGGCACGTCGGCGCCCATCCAGTCGTCGATGTCGAGATACATGCTGTTGGCGTTGCCGATCGCGTTGCCGAGACCGCTGCCGCGATGAAACGCTGGTTCAAAGCCGAGGCCGCCCTCGACGGTCGTGAAGTTGACCGTGCCGAAGAGCACGCCGTTGGCGAGGCCGCGCAGCACGCCGCCGCTGCCGCCGCTGCTGTAGGTGATCAGCCAGTCGATGCGATAGAAGCCATCCGTCGCGAGGGCGCTGCCGTCCCACACGACAAAATCGCCGATCGTTTGTTTGAAGCCGTAGACGCCGGCCTGCTTGCGGTAGATCGCGATCGACCAGTGCCCCGGCGTGCCGCTCGCGACGACGCGCGCCTGCAGGCCGACGTTGCCGCCGGCGGTCCCGTAGACTTCCCAGAACGCGACGTCCTGCGTGAGGTCGACCTGCCGGCAGCGCAGATACATGCGCTCCCACGACTTGAGCGGTTGATAGCCGACGTTGAATTTTGCGTTGGCCGACTCGGGCGCGGGCGAGACGACGCAGCCGCGCATCGCGAGGCCCATGCCGCCGGCGTGGCGCGAGGCGTCCCGTGACTGCGCCATCGTGAGGCCGCCGCCGAGACCGACCTCGCCCCAGGATCCGATCGTGCCGATCTCGAAGCCTTCAATCCAGCGGCGCTTCGGGATGTTGGCGATCGCCGGCGGCACGGCGACCGTCGGCGTGTCGGGCGCCTTGAAGACGAAGCGGCCGACCCAGTAATACGTGACCGTATCGCCGCCGATGCCCCAGGCGCCGCCCGAGTGCCGCGTGAACGTGGCGACGTCCTGCGGGTAGTTGTTCGTCGACGTCCACTCGGGCGACCAAACGTAGTTGACGAAGGGCGCGATCGGCGCGTCGGTCGTGCCTGACCACGAGCCGTTGAACGCGACCGCCGCGCCGCCGGGCAGCGCGGGGTTGTAGGGCGCGAACTGATAGCCCTGGGGAAACTGGGCCTGCAGCGCCGCGACCTGCGCGGCATCTCGCAGCACGATGTAGTAGGTGAGATAGCGAACCGTGTGCGAGTCGAAGATCGCCATGCCCTGCCCTTCGGTTTACCGGCTCACTGCCACTTCAAGACGATCGTGATCGCGAGCTGCAGCGGCGTGCCGGGCGCCGGCGGCCCGGTCGGCACGCTGCTCGAGCAGGCCAGCGAGACGCCGGCCGTGAACCGCGCGCACACGGCATAGTTGCCGCCGACGGTCGGCTGCATGTTCGCCGGCACGGTCGCCGCGCAGTCGGTGCCGGTGCCCGGCGCGGCCGTCGCGCTGCAGGTCGGCGTCAGCGCGCCCGCGACCGGGTTGCCGGCGCTGACGACGTTGCTGTTGTAAAGCGTGAAGGTCATGGTGCTGACCGTCGCCGGCGGCTCGACCATGTGCCACTGGGCCGAGGCGGTCTGCGTGAGGGTTTGCCCGGCGGCGCGCACCGGCGTCGCGATGAGTAGCGCGGCGGCGATCGCCAGGGCGAGCGTGAGCTTCGTGTGTCGCATGGTCGTCAGTCTCCTTGATCCTCGGCGCCGAGCGGGTCGAGGCCGGGCGGGTTGTCGATGTCGACCTCGGGGCCGGGCACCGTTTGCCCGCCGAGGCTTGCGGCTTTCCGCTCGCGGCGATCGCGCTCGAGCGCCTCGCCCGAGCTCGTGACGTGCTTCGGCGTGCGCGGGTGCACCTGCTGCATCCACTTCTCGGTGAAGTGATCGGGGTGCACGTCGAGGATGTCGCCGGCGCGCGTGTAACGGTCGTCGTAGTAGCCGTCTTGCGTCGCCATCACGCGGATCCGTTCGGTCGACGTCGGCGCGCTCGTCGACGGCACGCCGTCGATCGTCACGGGCTCGACTTCGCCGCCCTCGAGCACGAGCGCGGGGATCGGCTTCGCGGGGATCGGCGTCGCGACCGGCGTCGTCGGGGTGGCGGCCATTCCCGACGGTCGGGATGTCTTCTTGCCTGCGTCTTTCGCCATCGGTGAGCTCCTGGTGATCGTGTGACTGAAGAGCGAGGGCCGGTCTCCCAGAGGCCGGCCCTCGAGCGAAGTCTACGGGATGTAGTTCTTCGCGTAGGTCTGTGGCGGCGTGAGGCTGAAGAGCGAGTGCGTGGTCAGCCAGGCCGACAGCGTGACGGTCGCGGCGCCGCCCGTGGGCGTGAACCGCATGCCGAGGAACCGCTGCAGCGAGGGCGAGCCCTGGCCGAGCGGCACGAAGTGCAGCTTGCCGACCGCGAAGTCGGCCTGCACGCCCGTGAACGTGCCGTGCACGAGGATGCCGGCGGTCAGCGCGGCGTCGGTCGTGCTGATGATCTCGAGCAGCAGCGTCGTGAGTGACGCCGCCACGTCGATCGAAACCGCGAAGCCCATCGGCTCGCCGGTTCCGATGTCGCGCTTCGGCGGCGTGCCGAGCCCGCCGGGCAGCGACAGGTCGATCGAGTTGGTCGAGACCGCCGCCGCGACGACGGCCTGCGCGATGCTGATCTTCAGGAGCGTGTCGATATAAGCCATTCCCAGAACTCCTTGTGCAAAAGTGAACGATCGGACCTCGAGCAGCTCCGCGCGGTCTAGGGCACCGTCGCTTCGGTGTTGAGAAGCTGGTCGACGAGCCGGATCGGCACGTCACCAAACATCAGGATCCGCTTGCCGTCGAAGTTCTCGTAGGTCAGGCCGCCGCCGGTGCCGACCGACTCGCGCGCCTCTCGACGCAGCAGCCGGCGCATCGTGCGATTCATGTAGAAGACCGGCTTGCCGAGCCGGTTGGGCGGCGTCTCCACAGCCGTTTCCATGTTCTGAATGATCGTCTTGACGTTGAGCGCGTCGGTGTTCGTGACGTCGATGTTGCAGAGGCGCACGACGTAGCGCCAGTCTTTCAGCGCGATGCCCGGCTTCCACTGGAACCGCTCTTGAAAGACGCGCATCCTCGAGCCCGGCAGGCCTGCGGTGACTTCCGCCGTGACCTCGCCGAAGTCGTCGTGAATGAGGCCGGCCTTGCTGCCCTTCGGGAAGATCCCCGAGAAGGTTTCCTCGCCCCAGGACACAAGCCAGATCGAGGCGTTGACCGCGCCGGCGCCGCCGCACTTGATGACGTTGCTGCCGTTCGGGGCCGTGCTCGAGCTGTAGCGCGCCGACAGCCCGGTGAACTGCTCCGGGTTGATCGAGGCGTTGCCGTAGAACATGACGCGCGTGAACTCCTGATTCATCGCCTCGATGAACGCACGGGCCTCGCTGAGCCGGAAGCTCGCTTGGTTGCCGTTGAGCAGCAGCAGATCCTTGTCGACTTCCGACCAGGCCTCGAGGATGCCGCACTGCTCGTCGATCTGCGCGGTCTTCGACTTGCTCGGCGTGATGCCCTGGTTGAGTAGGCGCCAGGCGACCGTCGGCAGACCAGTGCGCACCGTCGTCCGGTGTCCGGTCGGCAGGTTGCCTTCGCGCCACACCATATCGGTGAGGATCTCGTTGCTCTGGTTCAGGAGCTCGACGATCGTCGGCACCTTGCCGTCAGGGTCGAGACGCTTGGCCCAGTCTTCGAGAGTGAGGTTGCCCGTTCCGAGTGCTGCCATTGAGTGACTCCCGCGAGGGCGTCAGATCCGATCAGGCCGTCGTCTTGCCGTAGAGCACTTCTTCGGCGGGCTTCTTCGCGGCCGTTCGGCCGCCGCCCGTGCCCCCGACGCCTGGCTGATCTTCCGCCATCAGTTTGCCGAGGTCCGCGAGAAAGCTCACGACCTCGAGGTTGTTGCCGTATCCCGATCGCACGAGAAGCTGCCGGAAGGCGTCGCCTCGTGGGCTGCCGGCGGGTCGGATCTTGTCGAGCGCCAGGCGCGAGAGGCGCTGCGTCTCGACGAGGTTGTCGCCGCCGTAGATCGGGTCTGCTTCGGTCTGCGTGCGAAAGGCCGTCGACTGCTCGACGAGCTGCTCGGCGTGCTCCTGCAGCTTCACCTGCGCTTCTTCGTTCGTCCAATCATTCGATCGGGCGATTTTCTCGATGACAGCGAGGTCGGTGGCCGCAAGAAAGTCCTTCGCGTCGGCCGGGATCTTCAGCTCGTATTTCGCCGGCGCTTTGGGCTCGACCTTCTGGTCGGCCGGTTTGGGCTCGGCGGCAGGCTTGGTCTCGGTCGGCTTCGTCTCGGTCGTCTCTCCTGGTTTGCTCTCGGCCGGCTTCGTCTCGACGGGCTTCGTCTCGACGGCGGGCTTCGTTTCGACCGCAGGGACCGAGGGCTTCGTGTCGATCACGGGCTCGGCTGCGGGCTTCGTGTCGCCGGCGGGTTTGGTGTCACCCTGACCGCCTGGCGTTGCGGCTGTCGTCATGTCTGCTCTCCTTCGAGATCGTCTTGCGTGACGCTCTTCGTGTGCGACGCCTCGGTCGCGCGGGCGTCACGACGCACGCGAGCGCGGGCTTCCCGTTCCATGAGCTGATAGAGCTCTTCGTCGACCGACACGAGCTCGGCGAGCAACTCGTGCCCGTAGTCTTGCCGGCCGGCCTTGTAGTGGATCTCGCTGTTCGGCGACCAGACCGATCGAAAGACGCCGGCCCTCGAGATGAGCTCCCACATGACCGCGCGCCCATACGGCAGCGCCATCACGGCCCGCAGGTTCGCGGCGAACTCGCGCGCCTTGTCGCGATCGCGTGACCGGGCCCGGTTGACCTGGCCGGCGTCGGCGGCGTTGCGGACCTGAGTCGGCTCAGCCATCACACGCGCGTTGCGCGCCCTTCGACGTTGTAGGTGCAGCCGGTGAAGGTGCCCGTCGTCGACATCGTGACGGTCGTGCCGGCCTTCGCGCGGATCCGCGTGACATAGCCCATGAAGGCGGCGGCCGTCGCGAGCGCGGTCTGCGTGCTGCCGTTCACGAGCTGGAAGACCTGAAAGGCCGTGCGCACGGCGCCGGTCTCGTCGGTGTAGACGACCTGCACGTTGATGTTGCCGCTGCCGAGCGTCGTGATGTTCAGGTTGGCCTCGAGCTCGTAGCTCGTGTCGATGCCGGGCACCTGGAAGGCGAAGACCGTCTGCGCGGCGGCGACGACGCCGGCGAAGCGGCCCTGGCCCGCGACGCCCGGCGGCAGGCCGAGCGAGCCGTCGCCGGCCAGCAGCGTGAAGCCGTCGTCGGCGACCGACAGCACGGGCCGGCCGGATTTGTCTCTGAGCACGACTTCAGGCATCGATCGACTCCTTCATGTGAGCGAGGCATCAGCGAAGTAGCTGCCCGAGAGATTCATCTCGGTCGTGTCGGTGAGGTCGGCGGTCGTGATGTTCACCATGCCCGTCGCGCCCGCTGCCGCGACTTTGTAGACTTCCCATCGCATCAGCGGCGACGACCAGAAGATCACGCTGCCGAGCTGCGCGACCGCGCCGGCCAGGTTGTTGAAGAAGCACACGGGCGCGCAGAACTGATTGCCGACGGCATCAGGGATCCCGAGGAACGGCATCCCGAAGACGCGCACGTTGCCGGTGATCGTGCCCTTCGCGCTGAATTTGATCACGGCCGAGAGCGTCACGACGCGCCCGATGCGCGACCAGTAGCCGATCTGCTTCGTGTAGGTCTGCCCGCTCGTGCCGCCGGTGCCGCCGAGGATCGGCAGCCACGTGCCCATGTCGCGGCCGAAGAAGTCGATGCCGCTCGCGCCGGGGTTGCTGCCGTCGTCGAGACCGATCGCGGGCCGGCCGCTGCGATCGCGCAGGATGATCTCTTGACTCATGGCTACTGTCCGCTCGGAATCGGCACGGGCGTCGGCGCGGCCGGGCTCGGGAACGCTGACGCACGCTGCGGTTGGCCGGCGCCCTCGACGAGCCGGCTCAGCGCCGTGTCGCCCGTGAGGCCGGTGTCGCTCGCGAGCTTGCCGGCGCGGGCCAGGTCGACGGCGCTCTTCGCGCCGGCCTGCGCCTGCATGGCCTGCTGCTCGCGCTGCAGGTCGGCGTTGGCGTCGTCGTTGCTCCGCACGATCTTCGGGTCGACGCCGAGCATGTCGCCGTAGTTGTCAACAACCTGGAAGATGTCGACCTTGTGGCGCACCTGCGGGTAGGTCTGCGCGATGACCGCTGTCGTCTGCAGGAAGCGGTCTTGCCCGACGACGCCGACGAGCTTCTGCGCCTGGCTGAGGATCGAGATGTATTCGACTTTGAGCTTGATGCCCTGCAGCGAGGGCGGCGGCGGCGGGATCAGGCCGGCGCGATCCATCATCGCGTAAACGCGGTCGACGATCGGGTCGAGCAGCTCGTCGTTGGTCCGCTCGAGCACGGGCCCGAGCGCGAGCAGCTTCTCTTCGTGGCGCTCGTCGATCTCGCGCGCCGTCGGCGGCTGCGCGCCGCGCTGCTGGTCCGAGCGCGCGAGCATCAGGAAGAGATCCTCGTAGAAGGCGCGCTGAATCCGATACTGCACTTGCCCGATGTCGATCGTCATGTCGCGCAGGTTGATGCTCGTCTCGTGGATCGGGTGCAGCCCCTTCATCCCGTCGCGCACGTCGACGTAGGTCACGTCGCCCGGCAGCAGCGAGGTCTTCTGCGTGCGCAGCGACGTCGGGCCCTGCAGCGGCGGGTCGACCTGCTTCGCGATGCCCTGGGCCTTCTTCTTCTGCATCGTCTGCAGTTGCCGGATGTCGGGCAGCGCGGTCATGCCGGGGCAGTCGGTGCCGTAGCTGTCTTCGCCGGTCACGTCCCATCGCGGCGCCATGATCGGGAACTCGCGGAAGCCGCTCTCGCGCAGAAACTTGTTTTCGACCGCGCCGGCCGTCGACTGCTCGGGCGCGTTGGCTTGGTTGCCGCCGAGCCCGCCGGCCTCGAAGTGGCAGCTCGTCCAGGGCAGGAAGCGCGCCTCGAGGCGCCCGCGCTGCGGGTCGTCGTTCGGCTTCACGAGCCACACGACTCGGATGCCGACCTCGTAGTTGCTGCGATCCCAGAGCGCCTTCACGTGGCTCGAGATGTTCGTCCAGTCGATGTCGCCGTTGGGCTGCAGGCCAAACTGCTGGACGATCTGCCGCACGGTGAGCTCGTATTCGCGCACGAAGGTCGTCACGAGCCCGCGCGCATCCATGC